TATATGGACTGCATCTGGTACCAATATAGAAGAACGATGGGCTAAAAAATACGGGTGGATACGCCCGTCTGAACTCCCAGAATACCAAGCTAAATACAAATATTTTCAAGAATTGCCATTACGACGCTTAGACGATAACGCCAAAATAGAATATGAAATGGCGCTTAAAAAAGCTAAAATAGCTCGGATTAGATGACTAACGATGAGTGCATGGCGTTTGCAGGGATACTGATCGTAGCAATGGGTTTTATTGTTTTTTACTTAGTTACGCAAGAACCTTAAGCGTAGACGCGTGTGCCTTGCTTATCAATGATAAGCGCTTGTCGGCGTGGTGTCATGTCTTTTGTATTGGGTACGCTAATGTGTGTCCACCTGTCAAATTCACGAATAATCTGATCGTATCCGATCCCTGATGCAATCACTGCTTTAACAACTTCATCTGGGGTCATGCCTGGTACTCTAATATCAGCAGCACATCCTATGCGATGTTGTGAAGTGTTGCGACTTCCAACGGCATTATTCACGGCTTCTGACCTAAAGGCGGAGTTAACCATAATCGGCTTACCACCTAACACCTCTTTAACTTGCTCTAAGAACTCTGCCAATCGAGTCAAATTTTCGGTTTCTTCTACATTTGGGGTATTGTCAAACTCACGATGGTCGGTGATAGTTAGTTCTTCAAAGGTAAAGTGTTCACTTAGATTCATCTTTTGACCTTTTCATATCCATAATCTTCTCAAGGGTGCGGCCACCAAAGTACGCACTCATTATCAACATACCCCATTGACCCAACAGATTTACATACGACTCTTTAGCATCGTAGCCAAAGGCAGACATCATGGCAAAAAGAAAATAACCAGCAAAAATAGCAACTAAAGACATGGGTCGTATATTTTTAGATAACCAAGAGTCACTACTTAAATCAGCTTTCCAACGGTCTGATACATTGTTCTGCTCATTCATGTCAGCGTTTAACTCAGCCAATCTGCCCTCTTGTTGCATCTGTAAAAGTTCTTTTTGAGCCTTGGCTTTGGCTTCAGGGTCAGGAATAAACTTGTCTAGGACTTTCATCCCAACATCTACTAGTGCCATTAATGGAATCATTTTTTAGACCTTTCTTCTAGTAACTTAACCCGTACATGAAGCTCATGTATTTCTTTGTAAAGTTCTTCACGCATTTTTGCTCGTTTTTCTGCTGAAAGAGGACTGTCTGTTGGTACACCTTCGGCTGTAATTAAAGCTGGCATTTTGCCTTCTATCTGAGTAAGACGGGTTTGGAATGACGATACCTGACCAAGTAACCAGCCTAAACAAACGACCACAATAGGAATAACCGCTTTTAAAAGGTCTTGCATATTCATTTCCATCTACCCCATGTACATTCGTACGCTATCCAAGTTGCAAATATGTAACATAGTGCCATAACACTTTTCATTACCCGTCTATCGTTCTGCTCTAAATACTTATCACGCTTATCTTCCCATTGCTTCCTAGCCTTAATACCCTGTATCTCATCCCAAGCGTGGCTGCCGTATTTCTTAGTAATTTCTTCTTTAATCTTTTCTTCAGACTGCTTGGCTAACATTAGCCTTTGAAACTCATCCACCGCCTCAATAATTGTTGTGGTATCAGGATTTATTTCCCTTGACTTCTTTCTTGATACCGCCCTTTCTTTTGCCGCCTTATCCGCTACCGCTAGTACACCATCAATTGCCTTACTAAGTTCTTCAGATGCCTTTACAGACTCATTGAGAGTCTTTGTGACCTGTTTCGTGCCTTCTATAATTCCAAACGGATCGGGCATACATCATTTATCTGCTTTTTGTTCTAGCTTTTCATAAAGCTTATCTAATAACACTTCAATACGATCAAAACGATCTTTAATTTCGTCTTTTTTAATGTAATTTGTTGGCAAATTAATCTCAATCTGTTTTACATCATTTTTTAAATTTTGAACAGAATCCCAGATTTGGCGGGCAAACCAACCAAGGCTAGAAAGGGCAGCAGCACCACCGACGTTGATTATTGTTTGCCAATCCATGTTTATCTTGCAAGTGCATTTTGATTTTGTTGGTCAGGTGCTAACGCGTTAGCAGATGGGGTTGTAAGCATAATTGCGCCAGATGTTACGGCGCGGCTCCAATCTTTACTTTTAGTCAAAAGATCAAACGCTTTAATACGTTCGTCAGCAGGAAGCGTATCTAATACTTCGTTCATAGCTTTACCTGTTTTGGCTGCGTCAGACAAAATGCCAATAGTCTTTTTGCTAACTTTGCCTTCTAACGTTTGCAATACTTTTTTGGCAACCGCAGTTTTATAACCTACGAAGCCTGGTATCTTCTCTGCCATGCTTTCTTTTTCAATACCCAAAGCACGGCGGCCTGCCTTGATCTGCTCACCAATCTTAGCGTCACGCAATAATTCATCAGCAATTTGTTGCATAGGCTTGATGTCTGTACCCATTTCTTTAAAAATATTAAAGCTGCCAGGGCCAAAGACGGCTTCTACAGCGTCAGGGTTATTACCTTGCACCAAACGCGTAAACTCGTCAGGTGATTTGTTGAGCATTTCTAGTGCTTTGCCTGCCAGCTTACGGCGGTCAATTAACTGTGCGTTTGCGGCGTAATCACCTAAATACTTGCCGTAGCCTGTACCGCCTGCTTCTTCAATGGCGTTAATGATCGGCGTTTTAAGTTGGGCTATTACACCAGCAGCCAAGTTCTTTTTAGACGTCTGATCTAGTCCTGGGCGTAACTTTTCAATAGCAGCGTTAACGGAGTTTTTGCGTAAGCTGTCTAAAGCAAACGCATCAATTACCCCACCGTTTTTTGTCCATTTAACAACATCGTCGCCAAACGCTTTGACAGCGCCTTCAATAACGTCGTTACCCGCAAACTCAGGGTTGTTTAAAATACCGCCTAAACGACTTAAAATGGAGTCGGATGTCAGAGGTCTAAGGCCATAAGCTTCTAAACTATCAACGGCGGCTTGTTTAAATCGTGCAGCTTCACCAAACACTAACGAACCTTTAGCCGCTTGCGCTGCTACATCGTCGGCTTTAGCGGCTAACTTCATTAACTGTTGGTCTGTAGTTAGGTTGTTTGTAGCTGGGTTAATGGCACGTCCTTGCGCAGCGCTAAAGCGGCGCACATCTTCTACTTTTTGCCCAGCAACTTGTGCTAATGCGTTGGCTTCACGTTGTAAAGGTAAGCCTACCTCAGCGCCTATATTGGCTGCGGTCAACTCGGTTTTGCGGATTGGTGTCATTAAATTGTTTAGGGCATTTTTAAATTGACTAACCGAAGTTAAGTTTTCGGTTATGGTTGGCCCACCGGCTAACTGCGCTAAACGATTTAATTGATCTGTTTTTTGCGTGTCTTTTAACACGCGAAAATAACTAGATTTGTCTTTGCCAGATGCAAAATCTAAAAATGCTTGGTACACATCATTGTCAATACCATAAGCAGCTTGGGCTGCGTTAATATCTAAAGGGGCTAATTTATTAACAGCGCGAATTTGATTGATTTGATCGCCTGCCACCTCACGAGCAATTTTGCCTGCCTCAACATTGGCTAATTTGCCTGTCACGGCGTCAATAAATTTACCGCCGGCTTGGGCAATGTATTTACCTGCAGTTGGCAACACAAAAGGCGCAACAGCGCCTATGACCGTGCCTGTACCAGTTTCTTCTGGATTAATAAGCGCAGCGGATGTACCACCTACAACGGCACCGCCACCAGCGCGTGTGGCTACATCGGCAGCACGGCCACCAAAAGTAGTAGCTGCAGGCGCGCCTGTTCTAAAGCCACCTGTTCTAATGGCTTCTGCCACAGTGCCTGCGCCTGGTATCTTACTAACGCCTTTGGCAATAACACCGCCAACAGGCAAAGTGCTAAATACTTCACCCCCAAATTCGCCCGCACCTGTTGCGGTAGGCGCTACGGCTTTGTAAGGGGCTATAAACGCTTCTTGCTCGGCTTGACGACGTGCAGCGTCCTCAATCAAGGCACGCCCCGTGTCGGTAGCGCCTACGGTTTCTAAACCTTTACCAACTAGACGTTGGCCACCAAACATGACATTACCCACGCCTTTGCTAAAACCTGCAAAAGGCGCGGCAGCGCTACGTAACTCCGCCTCAACCATCTGACGACGAGGGCTGACTTGTTCTGCTACGCCGCCACCAAACTGTTTGGCTAGAGCTTCGTAATTAATATTAGCGTTAGGCGCAGGGGCTGCCGAGCCACCAAATTGCTTTGCAAGGGCTTCGTAATCGACGGCCATGTTATAGCCCCGCTGCTTTTTTATATGCTGCTGCGGCTTCTGGTGTTGGGAATGTTAATACTTTACCGCCTGGAATAGTTACGGTGTTACCGCCGGCGCCGGTAGGTGGTGATGGAGGTGGTGATGGAGGCGCGCCGCCGCCCGTAGCAGAAGGCTTATATTCGTAGGTTAAATCAAACGCTTCACGAATTCTAGACTTAGATCCAAGAATCGAATCGGCAATCCGATCCAATTCACTTTGTACGCTACCTTTTTCTTGTACGCGTGATAAAGCACCCGCAGCTTGACGAAGTTGTGTGCCTTCTTGATTTGATACGTTACCTAACGCACCGCCTGTAGGTGAGGCGTTACGCATATCTTGAAGTTCTTTAAACTGCAAACCAGCCACAACTTTTTCATACAATTCCAACGCTTCACGCCCTTGGGCTGTAACGCCTGGCAAACGACCCGCTGCAATACCTGTAATGCTGCTAAGACCTGGGTGGTTGCGTAGCCGTTCAATGTCTTTAAGAACTGTATCAGCTTTGGACTCAAACGATTTAACCGCCAAATTAGCTTGTGGAAACTTAGCCTCACGCACCTGTATCTCTTTAGGCGACAAGTTAGTAGTAGTTGGGCCACCAGGAATCGGCTCAATTTCACCTGTATTCGTTTGACGATAGCCAACAGGAATACGTCCGATGTCTTGACCACGGCGGGTTGTTTCAGCCGTAAGATTCTGACCACGAATAGCGGTAGCATTAGCCTGTTGTTGCGCTGCGCTAATGTTACTCATTTCATAGCGTTTTTCTACTTTAACACCTAGGTCAATAAAATATGCTTTACGTTGTTCAGGGTTTAAAGCAGACACTTGTTGCCATGTTGCTTTGGCTTGCGCAGGCGTTACCTCGCCTTTTAAAACACCATCTTCTAAATGCGCTTTAATGTTGTTATCTGAAGGATTAAAAGACAAGTCTGCCAGCTTTTGTTTGGCAAAGTCATACGTCTTTTGGTTAACCTCTATATCTGTTTTTTTAATGTCGCCTTCAAGTTTGCGTCCTTGCAAAACGTCAGCCCGTAGCTTTATTGCTGTCCCAGGGTCAAGCGTCGCCACTTGTTTAAACCCTTCAGGGGTACTAACGTCGATGCCCTGCGAATACAGTTCGCGCAGCTTGTTTTGCGTATCTACGCTGCGTTGCATTTCACCTAACTTGACAGCTTCACCCATCATTGCCAACTGATTCATTGGCGACTCTAGTTTTATATTTTGAACTTGTAAAGGAATATTTGGGTCGATTGGCATAATTATTCCTTACCCTTCGTATGGGGTGCTGTAATCGGTGACGGGCGCTGCGCGGTTGCCATAAAAATTTGGTGTTGTCCGTTGTGGAGCAAATCTATTTAATAGTTGGTTAGTTTGATACATACTAACTCCTTGCCCAATGGCGTTGGTGTAAGCGTTCGCTGAACCAATCACGCCAGCAGCTTGAGCGTTAGCGGCGCCAGTAGTTAAGTTAGCAGTATTAGCTGCGCCTTGACCAATGTTGGCTGCTTGCCCAGCGGCAGCAGCTTGACCTTGCGAGGATAGAAATTTTAAAGGGTCTACTAAATTATTACGGTTCATTTGAAACAAGTTCTGCGCTCGGCTGTACGCATTACCGTACTCTTGCGACCCTAATTCTTGACCATAATTTGTAGCGGCTTTAAGAGCGTTACCTGAAATTAAACCGCCTCTAGCGGCTGCGGTTGCGTTAAGCGCTTTTATACCTTCTCTAAACCTAAATCCATAACCTGGATCCATTTGAATGTCCTCTAGCGTAGGGGCATAATCTTGCGCTAAACGGCCTCCAGGCTCAGTCATGGCCGCAAGGCGGTTCATTGCTGCGGTGCCAGTTACCCTATAAGGTTCGCCAAGTTGAACTTGGCGTTCTGTAGCTGCGGCTTGCTGCGCACTAGCACGGTCGGCGGCATCAGCTTGCATTTGGGCTGCGCTTTGAGCCGCTCTTGAAGATTGATTAGCGCTATATACAAGGGCTGCGCCTCCAATAACTGCTGCTGTTATCCCACCTGACATATTAATTCTCCCTATCACTAAAACCAAACCCATTGCCTAAAAGCATTTTAACGCTATTAGTTAACTGTTCGGTATCATTTTGCTTGTTTTCAAGCTCTTTAACTCTGTTTGACATTAAGCCACACTCAGGAATGACATACAATCGTTCTTCGATTGCCTGTATATCTCTGCAATCATCTGGATTATCGTAATAATCTACCCAAATTACTTCTTCGTCAAATACACGGCCTACCCGTTTTACACCTGCTGGCGCATCAAACTCTAACGGCGCCGTTAATACTTTAATTTCATCGTCAATATTTACAGCGATTGTACCTTTTTCAAGCCTAATTCTGTACGGCGTCTTATGTTCTGCGCCAACAATAACCGACCAAGGCGGGGCGATCATTGTACGAATGTACTTGCCTGGTTCAAAGTCATGCAAAAACGTAACGTCGGCTTGGGGCATCTGTAATAAAGCCTCTTGCAACTTTTCTACTTTTTCACGCAAAGGCACTACAGGTAGGAAGTTAAACCCTTTGCCATAATTGACGGTGACTGTATGCTGCATTAACTTGAGATCTCACGCCCGTTAGACCGGATATTGATAGACGTAGCGGCGCTAGCAATGGTGGATATAAACCCGCCTGGCTCTAGCGCCTGCCCCACAATCTCGGGAAACGTGTAGGTTTCGCCTGCGGTCAAGCTCTTAGCCTTAATAATCAAGTTGTTATTGCCTGCCGTACCCGCTACCGTAACAAGGTTCACACTAATTGTAGCCGTAGAAGCGCTATAGTTAGTAGCCGTAAATTTGTCAATAATAGTCGTGATGTTGTTTCCCGCAGTGTATTGCGTAGTTTGCGTATTTTCAGCATTCTTGGCGGGGATCAGAACCTTGACGTAAACGGGCATAGTTTACTCGTAAAGAATGTTGATTGAACCAGCATCAAATGTATCTGTACCATTTACAGTAGTAATACGAACTCGGTCTAAAGTGCCGCCAAGTGCAATATTTCCACCACTTCCTTGCCCTGTTTGACTGCCTGTTGGTATTAATACGCTACTTTCAACCCATGTATTTGAAGTTAAGTTTGTAATAACAATGTGACCACTATAAGCTGCTGAAGCTACATTGGCTTGTGTCAAAACAAATCCTGCTGTGCTTGTTGCTATAGTATTAGCATAAGAACTAGCATTTCCTACATAGCCACTTGTTGTTACACTTCCAGCACCAATTTGTATTAAAAAACTAGATGTTCCGTTGGTACTAACCCCATTAAACATTACAGTAATCCGTTTTACCCAACTGGGTATGCTAGTAAAGTCTATTGAAGTTCCGCTAGTAGATGCTTGTGCGGTCATGCTAGTAATAATGCTACCGCTTGGTGTGCCAGCGAAAGTAGGGCTAGTTAAAGTAGGTGTTGTTAGTGAAGCACTCGTTAGGTTAGGACTATCGCCTGATATAGTGATTGCCATAATTAAACCTCTATTTGTTTTAACTGCTCAAGCGTTGTGGCTTGGTCAGCTAGTTGGGTAATGTCACGAAGCCTTTGTTTCTCAGCTACGATAGCAGTCGTATCAGCACCCGACTCTAACGCTCGTTGGAACGCTACATCTTGAGCCTGTAATAAAGGTGTACGCTCTGCTCTTAGGCGGTCTTTAGTAATCGCTTTGGCTTTGGTCATATTGATGGTGATACTCATGCTGTGTACTCCCATGCGTTACGGAATGTGCGGTCTGATGGAATGTCGGCAACATCTACAATCTTGTATGGTTTGCCTTGTGGTACATCTTTGGCGGCAATTTCTTCAATCGTTAATCCGCAATCTGCGGGAACAATAATGGCTACACCACCATTATCGTTTGGGTAAATAATTAATTGGGTCATTTATTTCTCCTATTAGCGAAAGATGGCAACCGCAATATACTCAAAGTCAGTAAGGGTATTAGTTGAACCTCTAACTGTTTCAATTTGTATATTGCTTGCCGAAGAATTAACTCTACTAACATCTATATCGGCAATTGAGCCTGTTGTTAGCTTGCCACCACTTCCGCTATGCGCAAAATTAGCGTCGGGCATATCACTTGTAAAGTTAACTGTGTAATTACCAACACCGTTATCAGTAATAGAGCTTACATTACCACTTGCACGAATAGCTGGTGTACCAGTTCCATTAAAGTTTACCCATGCACGACATCCGTATGCTACTGCACTAGAGCCATAGCCTGAGTTAAATGATAAATTACCGCTAACAGACTGTGTGCCAGTTACAGATGTACCAGTAGAGGTAACACCTAAGACAGTAGTGCCGTTACTTTGTATATTAAGAGAACCACTTGTATCAGCACTCTGAACCAGCCCTGTGGTTGTACTCGCATTTATTGTGACAGCCATAATTTATCCTTATTAGGTAGCAATTTCAGTAATGATAATTGAGGAAGAATAAATGCCGCCATACAACCTAGCACTTGAAGAACCATTAAAGGTAGTAGTTCCTGCTGTGTTAGCACCAACTCTAACTTTAAAAGTTGTAGAAGATGTAGTTCCAGCAGTCATGTAATAAGTAAAAGGTATTACCATTGGTTTTCCAGTAGTTTCAAATCCTTGGCAACTTGCCGCTAAACCATTTGCAATCGAGTCTTGAAACAAAGCTGCGGTCATTCTTCCACCGCCAGCGCTACTTGAAACTTGAATTGTTACTTGAATAATTAAAGTGCTTGTTGCTGAATTTGGCGTAAAAGCCAATGTCATGTATTCGTCACCTTCCGTATTTTGCGGAATAGTATCATCAGAAGGAATTTGAGTTGTACCTGTTGCAACTGCACCTGTTTGGGTAACTCCAATTTTAATAATTGGCAAAGTACCACTTACAGCAGGTAGAGTAATTACAGTAGTACCAGCAACGGCTGGTTCTTGTAATGTAACGCTACCTGATGTTGAACCTTGTAATATAAGACTCATAATTTATCCTTTAAAGAACTACCCAGCGACTACCGCTAGGAACAGTAACGGTAACACCACTATTTATCGTGATAGGCCCTGTAGACATAGCGTTTTTACCGCTAGGAATAGAATATGTAGCAGTAACTGTTTGACCGTTTTCTACAAAAATTTGATTGTTGCCGCCGCCTGTTGCACCGCCGCCAATCTGTGTCCAAGTGTGGGCAACGTAGCTGCCTACAGTTGAAGCGCTGCTGCCGGGGTTTGACGCCATAACGTAGCTAAATGATGTAGTGCTAATATACGTAATATTGTACGAACCGTTGTAATTAGTAGGTATAGCGCCGCTAACAGTAATATAGTCCCCTGTTGATAAACCGTGCGGTGAGGCAGTGGTTAATACAGCAGTAGTAGCTGGGGAGCCTGTATTTACTAAAGTGCTAATAGTTTGCCCTGCAATGGATACGTTGCCTTCGTATTCGTCAACGGTAGTGTTAAACCGCAACATTCCGTCTACAGGGGTTGTTGACCGTTCAGAAGTTAACCCCGCAGGGATCTGCATTTGACTTGTAGAGTTAAACACCACATCGCCGCTTGCCGAAAGATCAGTAAAAGACCCAGCTGCAGGGCTAATATTGCCAATTACGGCGCCGTTAATTTGCCCGCCAGTAATAATAACGTTACCAAAATTAATGCCAATATTGATGTTATCTACCGTCCAAATCAACGCATCGGCAGAATCTCTTAAAACAAATTTATATGCGTCACTTGGCGAAAGCCATACATTTGCCTCGCCTCTTGAATCTAAAATAATCGGGTTAGTATTGCTAACTGTGCCAGTAGAATCTTGATAGGTAGCTAAAAGCGTAGAAGTGCCTGCGGCATAGGTATAAAGTTTACCCGCAACTAAAGGAACACCGCCAGCAGTAAAGAATTGCTGTTTCGGTGATGGTGTTAAGGCTGTTGTCATAAGTTACCTCGTAGCTTTCGTGCTAGTGTATCAGAAGGGTAGGTATAAAAAAGCATACTTAATCTACAGATGGCGGGTTAAGTTGCAAATCTATCAAAGTAATAACATTTCTACCCGACCCTGTTAATGTGTATAAATTAAAGAAAAAACGATACCATTCATTAGAAATTAATCCAGTAACGGGGTCTATTAAAGGAACCCGAGGGGCAGGGATGGCAGTTAAATTATCAGGCATTTGTACCACTCAGTATTAGTTCGGCGCCCATAATAACTATCTTATTTGGGTCTGTGCCTGAAATTTCATACACTCGGTCACGCAGTTTAACTGTCATGCCAAGGCGACGCCAAATAGCACGTTGATAATAAGCGCCTATTTTGCCAACAGAAACCCAATGCTCATTTGACCAGGTATGACCGCCGTCATCTGACCAGCGAAGCATGACTTGTGGGTCTTGCGCTTGCCCAGTGTTTGTACCAACCCCAGACTCGCAGTCAAGCTGTAATGAGTGCTGCGCCGTACGTTTTAAGTTATTAACGCCTGTAGGAAGCGCTCTCCAAGAACGAACCCATTTTTGCACTGCATCATTGTCAGTGTAATAGTCTAGGTCAAATACGTATAAATTACCGTTTAAGTAGTCACCTACAATCGTTTCGCTTTGAAAGTTCATTTGGCAATTTGAGCGATGGCGGGTAAAGTAGCCATTTTCAAACCCAGCGCGTTCATGCCAAGCGCCTGTAGCCACATCAAATACCCATGTTTTATCAACCGTTGGGAATATTAAGACGTAGAAAGCATGGCCTTCTTGTTGGTACGTGTACGCAAGCGCGTTCGATACATCGCCGTAGCTTTGGATAGCAAACTCAATTGGGTGTGTCGATACGCGTTTTCCACGATACCCTTCGGCGCGGTACACTACGCCATACCCCCGTGCATCGTTGCCAAGCCAAAACAGCGTGTTATCGAGTTTTGCTACCGAGTAAGGGGCTAGGCACCCTAATTCATTAAAAGCGCCTTGGATGCGCGCAAAAGGGAAATTAGCGGTACCCGCGTTGTACCATACCTCAATCGTACTTGTACCAAACACCCATAGTTCTCGTTGATCTACGTTAATGGCTGCAATCAAGTCAGGCGCGCCTTCAGCACTAGCAAACGCTAACGGCTCAATAATAGTGCCGTCAAATATCTCAGTAACCCATAGCTTTTGGCTGTCTGGCTCATTAAACACAAAATAGCCGTCTAAATAGCCTACAGTTACTGCGCCAGGAAAGTCAACATCAGTAATTTGGGTATAAGTATTAGTGGTTATGTTGTAAATGTAGCCCTCTGGGTTAGCAGCAAAAAACAACTGTGTTCCATTGTCTGCAATAGATACGGAGCCAGACCCAGCAATATTGCCCAATTTAACGGGCAAATACCCTTTATCAATTTTAAATACTTCGTTGCCTGACACAACGTAAGCGTTATTTGCGTTAGTTTGTTGCGTCCACAGCGCGCGGATGGGGCCATTGCCAATAGTGGCAAGTTTGCGCATCCCAGGCGCTCTGTTTAAAAAACCGTTTTCTTTACCCTCAAGAGGTGTAGCTTCGGGAAACAAATTCATCATTACATCGTTTGCCGCATTGATGCTGCGGGCAACATAAGATTGCCCCAAAATATGCGATTTCATTAATAATTACCGGCAAAAATGTTAAAGCGCTGACGAGTACCAACAATGCTGTAAGGCAAGGACATAATATCGTCAGGGTTGTTAATGCGTTTCAGATTGCGCTTAGAAGTCATGGCAATTCTAGCCACATTGGACGGGGGTTCAACGCCAAATTCAGTAGCTATTTCACACGCTAAATTGTATTTAAAGCATCTTAAATAGCCAGGCGGGAAAGTCAAACTGGTTGCTAAAGTAGCAGGTTGTGTTAATTCAGTAACCGAAATAAAGTGCCACTCCAATGCTTTTGTAGGCACTGGGTAAACGTACATATCAATATTAGGGTAATTCATATTAACCCACATCACTTGTGGATAAGTGGAAGTCACCGTTTTAACCGCAATACCGTTATATTGTTGTTGGTTAATTAACTTAATACCAAACGAAATGCCGTTGGTCGGATCTTTAAAATAGGTTGAATCATCTATCAAAATAGGACGGTTACCTACAAAATTACCTGTAGGGCCTAATGTTCTAGAAATTTGGTTAGGTGTCCAAGTAAATACTTGATCTTGGGTTGAAAAAACGGTCAAACGCTCAGTATTCCACGAATCAATCATTTGATCCAAAGCACTAAGAGCATCGTTAGAAGTGTTGGCAGAAGGCGTTTCACCCTCGGCAAGCATACCGATTAAACGTAACGCTGCGTTAATTTGATCACCGGCGGTTGTCGCCATAGCCTACTCCTTACTGTGCGGTTTTACGACGTCTTTTTACTTCCAGCGTATTAACAGGAGCCGCAACTTCAGTAGCTTCCTCTACTGTTTCAACTTCTTCAGAAATTGATGGCGTATCGTGAGTATATCGTACCCAACCGTTTTGTTCATCAAATTCAGCTTCTTGTTCCATTGTGGCCACTTTATTGCCGTGGTCAGGATGCTTTAGATAAATAAGGGGCATATTTTCTTTAGTTAGATAGGGGCCGAAGCCCCTATGTATTACACAACGGTAAAATTCACACGATAAACAGGGAATGTCACAGTATTAGCAAGCGTACCAGTTGCGGCAGCACGAATACGCAAACGATCGCCAGCGGCTACAACTAAATTGGCTGCGGTGCCGTTTAAAGTTAACGTACGCGCAGCATTAGCTGTTAACGCAGTTCCACCTGTAGCTTTGGTAGTATTAGCATCGGTTGCGGCTAACATTACAGCCGAACCAGAACCAGTTAAACCTAAGTTGGTGATGGAAAAAGTGATGTAGTTTGTGTCACTAGTTGCAAGCGCATCTACACCAGAAAACACAGCGGATGTCAGTGTACCTGCTGCGGGAGCAATTATAAAAACATCGCTATTACTAGTAGTAGCAATAGTTGCACCTTGTTGCGATGCAGTAGAACCGTTAGCAATATTAGATAGAATTTTTGACGTGCTATCAATAACTGCGCCTGTAATTGTAGTGCCAGAAGTTAATTCAGGGTCGCTAAAAGCAACCCCTACAGATTTGGTATTAGGCATAATTTTTCCTTAAAAAGAAACCCGCCCCGAAGGGCGGGATATTACATTAACCAGCAATACGGTAGAAAACATAAGTTGCCTCAGCGGTCTTACGAACGCGCCAAGTACAAGCAGTGTTTGCTGAAACGGCTGCTACACCAACTAATGTACTACCTGTACTAGCGGTTACTGTAGCGGCGTTTGTTGCGCCAATATTGATAATATTGAAATCAAACGAACTATTTACTTTCATGCTGCCAAAAGCAGTATCTAATTCAGTACCAGTAGGTACGGTCAAAGTTACGGCAGCGCCAGTGTAAGTAATAATGCCCGTTGCTAATTCAGCAGCAGTTAAAACTGCGGCGGCTGTTTTAGCTGTGGGGGCTGTTTGAGTCCCCATAATAATTTCATCTAAATTACCATCACCAACTTGGTAACCATTTGATCCATTTGGAAGTGCCATGATATGTTTCCTTAAAAAATAAGTTTAAAAGCCCCCGCTTGCGCGGGAGCAGTTAGATTAGCCAAAAATACGGCAGGCCATCTGTGGACGAATTGTGCTAAAGCCATACAGAACGTCAATACGGCAAGGTAAACGGTCATTATTGATATCGTACTGACGTACAACACGCATAGAGATACCGTTATGAACTTGGCGGGAAGCCATGTCAACACCTTGTGGCAACAACAAGTCAGCGGTCGCAAAAGTGATCGCATCTTTGTGGTAAACCAAGTTTTGAGCGTACTGGCTAGAAGCAGAACCCAACATAGTTACTACAGCAGAAGCTTGTGGGAATGAATCCACAGTTGCCAATGCGTTAGCAGACGTATAGATAGGTGGGCTAATAGACAATGTAGCTGTAGAAGAACCAGTTGCAGCAGCAGTTACAACAAACTGTTGCAAGCTACCTGTTGACTCACGGGTTTGTGGGTTAACAGCGTATACGCTAGCGATTGTAAATACATCACCTACGTTCCAAGTCTTGCTTGAGCCTGTAAAGCTAATACCTAAAGTAGCTTGGCCTTCAGTAGCAACGGTTGAAGTTACAGTAATGGTTGTACCCCAAGCACCAGTTGTATGTTGCTTGATAGATTGGCTCATGTTAACTTCATCAAAGCCCAATACACCCATACCCATCATGCCGTTCTTAAATTGACGGCTGATTGTGTCTGTAGGATTAAACAGACCTTTCATGCCTTCAACCAAACCTGCGTTGGCTGCTGGGTTAACAGTAGCGTAACGTGGGGACATAACAGCAGCGTTTTCGTTCAATTTCTGTTGAGCTTGTAACAGCACCAAAGAAGTAGAAGGAGTTGTGCCAGGTGTGCCAACTGAGTTATAGATTGCTTTGTAGCTGTTTGCTACGTCTGCATCAATAGAAGAAGCCAACTGAGAAATACGTGGTTTTAAAACACGCTCTGCAAAGTCATCTAACTGCATAGTCAATTCAGCAGAGGTGAAATTAACACCAATGTGCTTTTGTGACGCTACAGTCAAAGTTGTGAACTGCTCGTTGTCGTCTTGAACTTGCAAGGCGGCACCGTCAGTTACCAAAGCGCGGTCTGG